TACCGCTTTTCCCGGCAGCCGGGGGTCAGGCAGGTCGCGGCGTACTTCGGGTTCTGATGGCCCGAATTGCAGCACCACGGGGCGGAGGTCTTTAGTGGCTTCTTCCTCCCCGCTCCCGTTCCGCCCTGGACGTTCACTCCGAAGGTCACTCACGATCCCGCCTTCAAGAGCTTCTTCGCATCAGCGAGGGAGATCGTCTTGTTCGACTTCTCCTTCTCCAGCGACTTGTAGGCCGCATCGAGATCAGTCTCAAGCTGAGCAACGCGCTTCAAAAGGCGTTCTACTTGATCCTTCGGAAGCATTCCCGCCTTCCGACCAGCCTGCTCAATGCAGTCAACGCAGCCATACATCCGGCCACGGACGGGATCGTCAACGAGAAGGTCGATGAAACCCTTCTCGCACCGATGAGTCATGCAAGTGGCGCAAGACGTCGGCGTAAAGACCGGCGACTGCACGAATTGGAAATCAGGCAAGTTCCCTCCTACCTTCTGTTCACCAGATGTCGTACGATTCAACGAGCTCTTGTCGCTTCGCCGCCTTGTCGCGGAAGTGCTCCTGCAACCTCTCGGCGTAGGCGATACGGATTTCTTCGGGTGTCTCCGGCTCGGGGCCGGGGAGTTCCAGTGAGGGGTTCGTCCAGGCGGTGATGCCGTAGCGGAGACAGGCATGGGCGTGGCCGTACGTCCTCTCCCACTTCGCATCGACCGCTTCCCCACGCTCCGGGTCGTTCTCACCGGCTGCAAGAGGAGCGACCTGAAGCTGCTCGGTCATCTCCGTCGTGCGGCCCTGCATGAAGTACAGCTTCGGGGCGCCGTATTCCCCTGCCTTCGGGTGCCACATCGGGAACCGTCGCTGGGGGTCGGGCTTCAATGCCTGGGCGATAGCGACATGCCCGACACGTCTTCGGTTGTTCGCCGGCTGGATCAAGACGCCGTGCTGCTCGTAGAGGTCCTGGAGCGTCATTGGCTGGCCGAAGTCGTTCCTTGTAACCAGCTTTTCGCGGATCGAGGACGGGTCGCCGTAACAGGGGTTGCGCTGACGCCAACCGGACGAGTCTTTCCGCTCCCAGAAGTCCAGGCGCCTTTTCAGGATCTCGTTGGCATTCTCATCGGGAAGGGTGTTTGCTCGGTAGTACAGGTCGGAGACGATCAGGTTGCCGTCCGTGTCGATCGCGTAGAGCGCCCACGCTGTCGGGGCGGCCGTGCCGTGGTCCATCGACTCGAAGCGATCCCAGTGATCGGGGAGCTGGAACTTGGGAACGAGGTGAACGTTCTCCTCGAGACGTCCGTAGGCGAGGCCCATCGCGACATCCCAGTCGCCGTCCTCGAGCTGCTTGCGAAGACCTTCGTTCAGGTTCTTCAGTGAGACGCGATAGTCGTTCTTGAACTCTTCGTCCGGGTGGTCTTCGAGCTTGGCCGGGATGAAGATGACGTCCTTCGCACGTTTGCGAATGAACCTGTCCCTGACCCAGCCGTGCCCGACGCCGCCAGGGTTCGATGCAGAGCGCATCCTCAGCGGGACCGGAATGTCCGAGGTACCACGAAGGCGGGAGAAGAGGTACTGGTACTGGGTCTCCGAGAACTGGGTAAGCTCATCGAACGCGATGTACTGAGACTCGGTTCCCTGATAGCGGTAAACGTCGTCTTCCGACTCGCAGTACCCGAAAGTCAGGGTTGCCCCGGAGGGGAACTTGAAGGTGTAGGTCTTGTCCTGCCACTGGGCTTTCCCGTGAAGCCACTGGCGGGCTCGGTTCATGATCGCGCCCGGAAGGGCCAGGTCGCCGTATGTCCTTCTCAGGATCAGCGCGGCATAGCCGGGAACGTCGACGTACTGCAAAGCCCCGGCGAGGAGGGCGTCTGACTTGCCACCGCCGGCCGCACCGCCGTAGAAAGCCTCTCTGTTGGGAAGGAGGAGGAATGCCGCCTGCTGGGCGGAGCACTCCTGCAAATTGGGCCAGTAGTAACTAAGGCTCGGGTAGCTCTTTGTAAGAAGCTCCGCTGCCGTTGGTGTCGCCTTCTGCTGCCTCAAGAGTCACCCCCGCGCTCTCCAAAACCCTTGCGACCGCATCGAGAGCGGCTGAACGGTCCTCTAGCGACACGTTCAAAGTCTGGTTCGTGATGTCGACGGTCGGCTTGTCCTTGTACTCGGGCTTGCGGCCCTTGAGAAGAACCTCTAACAGCCGGTCGGAGTAGACGATCTCGTAGAGCGGATTCCCGTCCGCGTCCCTGAGGTGTCCGTCGATACCGGGTTCCACCTTGCCGATGATCGGCTTCAGGACCCCTTCGATTCCCCGCTTCAGGGCTTCGGCCTCGATCTTGTCCGAGCCGATCTCTCTGGCCTGGTCGACCGCCTCGGCGAACTCCGGGTACCTGCGGCGATGCCAGGAGAACGTGATGGCGGGGTGACAGGCCGCTTCTGCCGCCTGCGAGAAGGTCATTCCCTGCCTCAGCCCCTCGAGGAACTGCTCCTTGTCGGCTTCCGTGACCCTCTTGTTGCGGAGAGCCTTTCCCGGAGGTCTAGCCATTGACGGCCTCCACAAAGCACGAAGCGAGACGATCCACAACGCCTTCGATCTCGTGCTCGTACCGTTTGTCGAGGAGACGGAAGGTCTCTAGATGCATGACCTCTTCCAGGTCGTTGACAACCCGATCGAGATCCCGCGTCAGAAGGTGGAGAAGTTCGTGGACGATGAGCTTCTCAGTGAAGTCAGAGGCCCAAGTCTTGTACTCAGAGTCGAAGCAAAGCTCGGCAATGTCGTACTGGTTACGCCTGAATGTAGTGGCATAGCAGTCCTCACGCGGAGAACGACTCCAATCGACCTTGACGTCCCAGTGGTCGAGCTTGAGGCGCTTCTGCCAGTCACGGACAAGACGCTCCACCTTTCCCTTGGTCATGCGCCCTCCTACGTGTCACAAAGTCCTGCATCGGCATAAGCGAGGAAACGAGGCTTTGCCCTTTGGTAGAGCCAAATCGTTCCAGCCGATCGTTGTTACAAAGTCGGTTCTGGGACTTCTGAAGACTCTGACGGCGCCCCAGGGGCCGGTTCCGGGGCCGCTTCTACGGCTGCCTTCTCTTCCGCTTTTGCGGGAGAACTTGGCTTATTCAAAGCCTTTTTCAGCCTCTCCTCCAGCTCCTTGATGCTCGCGTGGCCGGCCTGATACTCCCTCAGGTGATTAAAACCCTGGCGGGCTCCGTATTTAAGTTCGCGTGAGACGCGGGAGTAGTAGCCCCTCTCAGACTCGCCTTCATTGCGGGTGAAGTCCATGAATCTCCTTTAGTAGAGCCGAAGTCGGCCTCTAATACGTGTTGGAGTTTTGCGATTGCTGGGCCAGGTCACCCACACGCTTCATATTCTCGGATCGTCTTTCCGCGCCTGTCATAGAGCGGCCGGCAGAGGGATTGCCAGGCCGTGGAACATCTACTAGGCAGGCAGACGGTCATTGCTAAAGCCCTGCATACGTACGCATTTCTAGGGGCTTGTCAACCGAATGTCACACGTACGTATAGAGCTCGAGGTCTCACGTACGCGGGCGTGAATGATCGTAAGCCTTGGAAGCGACGTCCAAAAGAAGAACCCCAAAAGAACCCCAAAAGAACCGTCCAAAAGGAACCGTCCCAGATCAGTTCATGCACCAGCGGTAGTAGGCCGTTCCCTTCCATACCAGGTAGGCGTAGCGGACGGCCATAGAACCCCTTTTGTAAAATCGTCACCCGAAGATGGTAAGAAGACTTGACAGCGTAGACATCTTCTGATTAGCTTCCTACTACCAAACCGAAGGAGGCCGGAAGTGTCCGAAGATCAGATCAAGTGCAAGACGTGTAAGAGGGAGATCGATCCTCTCGCCGTCTTCCCTGGCGGAATCTGCGTCGACTGTTACGCGAAGACCCCGGAAGCCAATCGTCCTATGACGGCAAGCGAGATCGCCGGCATGTGGGGGAAGCAGAGTCTTCGATGATGTACCTCTACGCTCTTTCCCTTGTTCCGGCGGGTTTTGTTCTTTGTCGTGTAGCACTTGGCTGGGCCGCGAAATGACGATCGAGGAGGCAACCACCATGTCCGACGAGACCTAC